CATGTAGGCATTGTCATGACTCAACTCAACATAGTCGTTGGCGATATACCGGATAAGTTGTTCAGCAGTAAGATTGTTAGTATATTCGCTCATTATTCCTCCAATAGGTCAATCTTGTTAGGCTTGTTTTTCCATTCAGCAGCATCAGGTAGTGCTGGTTTAACACTAGTTATATTAGGCCACTTTGCAGATAGCCTAGCATTGAGATCCAACCAGAAGGGCATATCAGCAACTTCCTTGTTATCATCTTGTACGATAGCATTGACCGGACATTCTGGAACACAGACTCCGCAATCAATACATTCATCAGGATTGATAGCTAAGAAGTTAGGACCTTCATAGAAACAATCAACTGGACATACTGTTACGCAGTCAGTGTGCTTACATTTAATACAACTATCTAATACAACATGTGTCATCGTTTAATCCCAAAGTGCCCTAAAATATTTTCCGAATAGTTCCAAACCTTCTTGGATCCGTTCCTCATGTAGACGATGTCCGACAGAATCATACCAGTGTTCGCTGGGATTCTTATCAATCATTTGATATGTCGGTTCTATCTTTCCTGTAACAGGATTTGGAATCTGTTTATCTGATTCCTCCCAACCAATATCCATCTCACCGTGATGATACTTTGAGTCATAGTCGTCAATAACAAGTTGCTGGAAGGACCAGATCATTTTGTCAAGTGTTTCTTCCCACTTGTCACATCCTTTCTGAAACACGTCATCTTTGTCTTCTTGCATGAAGTCAAATACGGCTTGATCATGGTAGTCTTCAGCATTATCATTCACGAAGTCTGAAGGAATACCGTGCTTAGTATGCTTGAGTTGGATGAGTGCAGGCAGGATTATGAGAGCAAGGGTGTGGTCAAGGCTCCAGGTATCATAGTGGTCAATCCGGATATCTATCCGGCGTTCAGACTTATTGAGAAACTTGCTTAGGCTAACCTTCATCCTTGCCCTCAACATAATAGACGCCGATGTTATTCAACTCTGACGCGGCAAACTTCTCTGCTTCCTCACGGGTAGGAAAGACACCATATACATCATCGCTCCATAGGTCAATAACCTTAATTTTCGTATCAGTATTCTGGTCCATATGTCTCATCCGTGCGTTTATAAAGTTGAAACCAATCTACCCCGTATGCCGGGCAGATGAGTAGTGTTTCTGGTAGATCGTTGGTATCTTTTTCACCTGCTTCACCGGTAATAAAATAAGTGCCAGGAAACTTTTCAGGGAAGATAGACTTGACGATACGCATAGAGGCTTCATAGCCCTTCTTATACTTCGCGAGTTCTTCTGTGAGTTGCTTGATAGTCTCTTCATCCTTGTAGAGTTGAGCGACCATGTCTTCTACTATCTGGGTCATATTATTACTATAACTCTATACAATGAAAAAGTCAAGCAAAAAATCACCCAAAGATAAATAAATGTGTAGTTCGCGGATGGCAGTCCCAACTACTCTAATGCGTAAAGGAACATCAGCATGACTATTTATTTGTATAAGAAGACCCACAACAAAACCGGGTTGCAATACCTTGGGAAAACTACACAGGACCCGTTTAAATACAAAGGGTCAGGGAAACGCTGGGTTAACCATGTCAACAAATACGGATATGATATTACTACTGAGATCCTAAAGGAATGCCAAACAAACGACGAAGTTAGGGAATGTGGGAAATATTATAGCGAGTTATGGAATGTAGTAGAAAGTAGTGAGTGGGCCAACCTCAAACCTGAATACGGCGAAGGCGGATCAACTAGTGAAATGGCTAAGAAAGCCATAGAGACTAAGAAAAAAAATGGTACTCTCCAACCCAAGAAAAAAAGCATTGACAAAATGAAACTGACTAGAGAGGAACGTGGCCTAAACTTTCAAACACCGGAACGCATCGCTAAGGCACTTGAAACCAAAAAGAAGAATGGAACGATAAACAACATTACTCCGGAGAGTATAGCAAAAGGCATTGAAACTAGAAAACTTCGCAATAAAATGAAGGTCAACAATCCCGAAAGTATCGCAAAGCAAAAGCTAACTAGAATTCAAAATGGCACCGTAAATACTAACACTCAGGCAAGCATAGAAAAAGCACTAGCGACTAAGCTCCGTAATGGCACATTGGACCCTGGAAAATATAAGGCGAGTTGTGTTGCCTGCAAGAAGACTATGGGAACACCTCAACTTATCAGATGGCACGGGGACAACTGCCCATCACGCAGATAAGCTAATCTCTTGACCAGTTTACCCCATCAAACTTCTCCGGCAGGTTGTCTAGTTCAATAAATCTTAGCTTGAAGTTAGCTGCTTCTGGATCATGTCCTGCATATCCCCGTGGGTTTGCTACGACAAGGGTATCACCCATATAATAACTATGCGGATGGTGGACATGCCCCGCTGTCCAGAGTACGATCTGAGGGCGATCCATGATAAACTCTGACAAGTCGCTATGATATCCCGCATTCATCCAAACATCTTTCTTGTACATTTCATGGATGCTCAATGGAGTAGGAGTGTGATGTCCAACAACCACATATTTTTTCGTAGTATCACTATCAACTACCTTCTTGATATATGCGAGAGTAGCTGCATGTTGGATCGCAGCATCAATGGGCTTAAATCTAGAATAGTTGTTGTTGCTGTTGCGAATGAGACGGAAGTCATTCATCATGTTAGTAATCATATGCATCGTGGTTGGATCACGCTTATTCATGTCAGTCCACAATGTACCGCCAACAAAAGTGATATCATCAATGACAACACTATCCATCTCAAGGAAGTGAATGTTAGGATAGTTCTTACACTCGTCTCTCAACCACTGGATATAGTCAGGGAAACGACCATGATAAGCCTCATGATTTCCTCCAATGTAAATTACATGCTCATACTCGTTACTCACATGAGTTAGAAACTCACGATACTTTACAGCGGCACCTTGGTTCCGACCTGGCTTCAACGCATCAGATGGGACAGTCTTATCAATAGGATGATCGTGTAGTGAATGTGCGACTAGAATGTCACCAGACAATATGAGAACCGTTGCCCCTTCAGTGTTGGGCAATGTAATAGTCTGGAACTCAAGGTGGAGGTCACTTGCTAATGCGATTTTCATAACTGTATTTATCCTCGTCTCATCCTTGCGATTTCAACCGCATCTTCTTTACTAAAAACTGGCACCAAACAACTCTTATGTAATACTGCAATTCCCAAAAGATTGTCGCCCGTATACTTGTTCTCTTCCTTTTTGAAACCATTGCCGATCCTGTCAGAAGTAGGAATAGTCCTACGACTATCGTACACAAACTGGCTTTCTTCTACCACACGCTTCTTGGACTGCCTCGCCTTGATCTGATCGCTGTGTAGACCACGCTTTCGAAGCCAGGCTTCATGTTCAGCTAATGCTCGCTTCTGCGGTGCAGTAAGTTTCTTCTTGATCTTACCTTGATTAATGGTACTCACGAATACAGGTGCTAGGTGCATTGACATTGATTAATCCTTATGCAAGACTTTACGATTGGCGAGGTTGCAAGACCCGCATCTGCGTTCTTGAATGGTCAGCTTATAGATACTATGCTCACGAATAACTTCGGGGTCACTATATTTGGTCCACTTATGCCAACCAAACCTACACCAAAAATTCGTCACCAGTAACTCCTCATCACGCAAGGTCCGAAATGTGTTTTCTTTCGTTGCATTCATGTTATTATAATAGCAAGTTATCTACCCAATGTCAACTAAAAAGATAAATAAAAGTGAAGATCGCGGCACTGCAATGCCCATCCCCTCTAATACTGTTAAGGAGTATCAGCAATGACTATTTATTTGTACAAGAAGACCCACAACAAAACTGGGCTGCAATATCTCGGAAAAACCAAACAACAAGATCCTCATACTTATCAGGGTTCCGGCACACGATGGGGTCAGCATATCAAGAAGCACGGCTATGATGTTACTACTGAAATATTAAAAGAATGCTCTACACACGAAGAAGTTAAAGAATGGGGCGGCTACTACAGCAAACTATGGAATGTTGTAGAAAGCAGAGACTGGGCTAATCTGAAAGAAGAATGTGGTGACGGCGGCGCCCAAATAATGACAGTAGAATATAAAGAAAAGATTGCGGCTGCAATGAAGGGGAGAATCTTTACGGAAGAGCATCTTAAAAAGTTATCTCTCGCTCATAAGGGCCACGCAGATTATAGAACTCCGGAAACTAAAGCAGAAGCAGCCCGTAAAGCATCAGCGAAGTTAAAAGGCGTTAAGAAACCAAAAGGGTTCGGAGAAAAGGTTAGACAGGCTAATCTTGGGAAAAAGATGACAGTGGAGGCTAAGGAAAAGATGAGGTTAGCTTGGACTCCTGAACGCAGAGCAGCCCAAGCGGCCCGTACAAAAAAACTTAACGCAGATAGGAAACATAGACCTATATTAACCTGTCCACATTGCGGCAAGCAAGGTAATGTAGCTATGAATCGCTCTCACTTTGATAACTGTCACATCATAAAACCAAAAGGAGTAAGGCTCCGAACCACTAGCCGATCGCGTCCGATAGGATATATAGTTACTTCCCCCGAAAGAGAAATAACTACTATAGATAACCTTAGAGAGTTTTGCAGGAACCATAGCTTGAATAGCGGAGCGATGGTGGAAGTGTCCCTGGGTAACAGAAAACATCATAAAGGATGGACTATTACGCGGCTTCTGTAATGTGACGGCACGCCCTTCGGTACGAATAGCCCGCGCATGTGCATTGGGCCCTACCGTTTTCCCGCGTGACAACATAAGTATCACCCTTAGAACCCTTCACGACGATCTCAACACGATCCGACTTGACAGGCGCATAATCAACTGCTGTATCATTGACAGATACGATGTCTTCACGACGAAGACGGCGAATAGTATGATTAGGCTGATCAGAAGTAATACCGACCTCGTCTACGCCATACCACCGCTCACGAACGATAGTACCGGTATAGATATTGAATTCGGGAATACGGACATTCACTGCGTACAGATCACGCATAGGCCAGAGAACATTCTTGACCTTGATAGTAGCTAAGTTACCTTCTTTGAGCATATCCATCAGTGTTACTCTCGTTGACTATAACTAACTTTACGCCCAAAGAAGGAGAATGTCAAGCACTATTTTTCCGAAATCATAGAATTAGGCTGCTAGCAATTGCTCTTGAGCTAAAGCAAAACTAGCTAGATTTTTACCCTTACTTTCACACATAATATCAAAAATAGGGTTGAAACTCAACGCCCATTGATTTACAGTTTGATTCCAATACCAATCACTGTGCGCCCTTAATTTCGTCTTTTTATGTCCCGCTTCTAGTAAGGAAGCAATATCAGGCTTTACAGTAGGACTATGCTGTACCAGTATATCTTCCCGGCTCACTGAGTAGTGACATACAGGACGCACCCCGCGCCAGGATTCCAAAATGTTTTTAATCCTATCATCTGTGGGTTGAATATATTCACCCGTGCCCACCCAGTGATGATGAATATCCAAAACCAAAGCACAATCATTGACCAGCTCTAAACTAGCATCTAGTCCCCATGACATCTCGTCATTCTCTATAGTGATACAGTTTCGTGCTTCTGGACTAAGCCTGGACAGCACTGTCTTGATACCATCAGGACCTCTACGTCCTGAGATATGTACATTGATTTTAATATCCTGAAATTGCTTGCCGTAGCCCATCCAACGCGCCAGATCAGTATGGTATTCAAATTCTTCTATACTACGACTAACAATATCATCACTTTCAGATGCTAACACACAGAATTGGCCAGGATGGAAGCTCAGTCTTACATCTAACTCTCGGGCAGCCGACCCTACAGGTGCCCAAATCCTAGCTAAATGTGCTTGAATATCACTGCGTTGCCACCAATTAGTCCAATTCTTTTCTGTATAGCCAGGCAGCATTTCGCTACCCAGTCTCACCATCCTGAGCCTAGGCTCAAGACTACCCACACAGCGGATTAGTCTTTCTGCTGTAGCAGCATTGTAGTTCATGATATCCCAAAGCCGCTGTTCGGCCTCAAGTGGATGTTCTCTGAGCCATCTCATGCTTGTGGTTCTGCCGTTCAACAGTCTATTGGCAGCATTTACCTTCATGCCTTTGACCTCGGCAGGATCATCCAACCATTTACAGGCAAATCCAATACGGGGATGAGTG